GATTCGCACCTACGTGGTCACGTTCGTCGAGCCGGTGCTGCGCCAGCTTGTGCTGCTGGAGCAAGAGTACGAGACTGACCAAGTCATCCTCGGTATTGCCAAGCGCAACGCCCCGCTGTTCCAGCGCTTCGGCGGTGACGAGGTCACTGACGAGCTGCTGATGCAGGAGATCACGCTCACGGTCAACGTGGGCATGGGCGCCACTGACCCCAGCCAGAAGCTCCAGAAGTTCCTGACTGCCATGAATCAGTTCTCTATGATGATGGCGCATCCAGTGCCGGGCATCAACATGGTGGAGGTCGGCAAGGAGATCTTCGGGCACCTGGGCTACCAGGACGGCAGTCGCTTCTTCACGATGGACAACCCGCAGGTGGCGCAGCTACAGCAGCAGCTCCGGCAGGCGATGGTGCAGATCCAGCAGCTCACCGGTCAGGTGAAGGAGAAGCAGACGCAGCACATGGTCGGTCTGCAGAAGACACGCGAGACCAACCAGACCAAGATCGCTGCTACGCAGATCCACGAAGAGAACGAGAACAAGCGCAACTTCGCTACCCACATCACGGCCATTCACAACGCGCAACTGAGCAAGGACAAGCCAAGTGGAAAGTGAAGAGGTTCAGGAGCTGCTGGAGCGGGCGCAGTTCGGCAAGCAGATTGAGCAGTTTTGGGGCTCCCGCATTGGGGCCTATTTACAAGCTCGCGCGGATGAGCTATACTCCACCGCACTGGAGCAGCTTAAGACTGTGGACCCCGAGGACACCAAGGCCATCCGCAAGCTGCAGAACGAGATTTTCAAGGCCGAGTCGTTCAAGACTTGGTTGTCCGACGCAGTGACCGACGGGCTCAAGTCACTTGAGCTTCTAACTGGAGATGATGAATGAAGATTCGCAAGTTCGTGTTCCGTGCGCCTGAGGATGATGGCGCGTCGGCGGGCGGAGAGTCGACGCAAGAAACCATTGGCACGGGCAACGACGCCCGGCTGGCCCTGCTCAACGGCATCAACGACACGCTGGACGCCGAGCGCGCCGACGAGCTCGCCCACGTCAATGACGACGGCACCACCGAGCCCTTTCAGGCCGCTGCACCTGATGTTGTTGACCCTGAAGATGACCCGACCGCCAGCCCTGCCAATGCCGAGGAGCCTGCGGCGGCTGCGCCTGCCAAGATCAAGATCAAGGTGAATGGCCGCGAGCTGGAGCTGACGCAAGAAGAGCTCATCGCCCGCGCCCAGAAAGTGGAGAGCGCAGACGAGTATCTGCGCACTGCCAAACAGACAGCGAAGCCTGCCCCCGTGGCGCAGCCTTCCCAAGAAGAACTTCAGCGTCAACAAGACGAGGAAGATCGAGCGCTGGTCCGCGCTATACAAATGGGCACCGAAGAAGAGGCTACTGCGGCCATCCGAAAGTTGAAGTCGCAGACCAGTACGCGTCCATCCATCTCAACGGACGACGTTTCACGTACTGTCGATGAACGCCTTGCTTTCAACGCGTCTTTGACCGCGTTCCGCACCGAGTACAAGGACATCGTCACCGACCCGTTCCTCAACAAGTTGGCCCTTGACCGGGACGCCGAGTTGCTGGCTGCGGGCGATGCGCGGCCCTACGCCGAGCGGTACACGGAAATCGGCGAAACCCTGCGAGCCTGGAAATCCTCACTGGCAAAGGATGTACATCCCGCCGTCAGCGACCAGACGAAGAAGGAAGAGAAGAAAGCCCTTGCGCCGAAGGTTCCCACTGCTGCCGCTGGCAAGCAGAAGCCTGCTCCGCAAGAAGACGACACCGACGAATCCCCGTCCTCTGTGATCCAAGCCATGCGCGAGAAGCGCGGCGGGCCGCAGTGGATGCGGAACTGAAACATCAAGGAGAATTGAAATGGCAGGTCAAGTCTGGGCTGTGAACTCGCTGGGCGGGTTCATGTACAGCCGTCAACTGTCCAACGTGCTGCGCATGGCCGTGCAGCCGCTGGTGAAGTTCCGTCAGTTCGCTGACGTCCGCGACGCGTCGCAGCAGGGCAAGAAGAAGGGTGACATCTTCACCTGGGACGTCTTCTCTGATGTGGCCTCAGCCGGTGGGGTCATCCAAGAGACCAACACCATGCCGGAAACCAACTTCACGATCACGCAGGGCACCCTGACCGTGACGGAAGCCGGCAACTCGGTGCCGTACTCGGGCAAGCTGGACAACCTGTCCAAGTTCCCGGTGATGGAGCTGATCCAGAAGGTGCTGAAGAACGACGCCGTCAAGACGTTCGACCGCCTCGCCTGGACGCAGTTCAACCAGACCCCGCTGCGCGCCATCGCCAGTTCGGGCACGGACACCGCCGCGATCCAGCTGTTCACCAACGGCACCGTCACGGGCACCAACACCATCGCCTACAGCAACGGCCACGCCAAGTCGGTGGTCGACGCGATGAAGGAACGCAACATCCCCGCGTACCTGGGTGACGACTACTACGCCCTGGCGTGGCCCACCACGCTGCGCACGTTCAAGAACAACTTGGAGACCATCCACCAGTACAGCGATACTGGCTTCAAGCTGATCATGAACGGCGAGATCGGCCGCTACGAGAACGTCCGCTACGTCGAGCAGACCAACATCGCCAAGGGCACCGGCACAGACGGCATCACCCAGACGACGTGGTCGCAGGGCAAGTCGGACTGGATCTTCTTCTTCGGGAACGACACGGTGGCCGAGGCCATCGCGGTGCCGGAGGAGATGCGCGGCAAGATCCCCAGCGACTACGGTCGCAGCAAGGGCGTCGCGTGGTATTACCTCGGCGGCTTCGGCATCGTCCACACTCTCGCTGCGAACGCTCGCATCGTGAAGTGGGACTCTCTGGTTTAAGGAGTACACGACATGGTCACGAAAAACATGATGTTCGACAGCCCGGTCTATCAGGCCGTGCTGCCCATCCCCCTGCTGACGACCGGCACGAGCGGCACGCTGACGGTGGGCGGGCTCACCGGCAACGCGGCGCAGAGCAACAAGTTCGCAGCGTTCACCGCGCTGCTGATCAAGTCGCTCACGCTGTCGGCCACCACCGTCGGTACCAGCAGCGTCGCCAGCAACGGGCCGCTGCTGTTCCGCGTCACCAACAACGGCACCACGTTGGTGAACACCGTGACTGCCACCTACACGCTCGTCCCCACGGGCGTGGTGGGCGGCAACGGCACGGCGGTGACGACCGCAGCCTACGCTGTGAACGCGGTGCCCGGCACCGGCGTGAGCACCAGTGCTGCGACGGCCAACACGCTGCTGACCACGGATACGAAGGGTGGCACTGCCGTCTACAGCATCCCGGTTCTGCAGGGTGACATCGTCTACATCGCCAAGGGCACGGACGCCACGGAAGTGGTGCAAGCCGTGCTCGAGTCGGTCATTCAACCGCTGGCAAGCGTCAGCGCCTAAGGAGCATCAACATGGCGAAGAACTCCCCTGCCACCGCGAAGGTCCCCGGCCTGTCGCATCTGCACAACGACATCGGCGTCTACTCCGGGTTCACCGACACGGGCTACCTCGACAAGCGGGACACCCCGTACGGCGAGGCTGCGCGCTTCAACATCATGCCGCCCGGCATGGACATCAGCAATCAGCCGATGGTCGAGATCCACCCCATGGAGCTGAAGACGGTCACCGGCATCTCGTACCCCGGTGACGGCTGGCCCAGCCCCAAGGACTTGCCGGAGTAATGCCGGGGCGGCACGCTGCTGCCCTTGCCATCAACCTATCGTGGGCGCTATAATGCGCCCACGACTACTTGGAGAATCAAATGCCGCATCCCCTGCAAGAGAAGTTCCAGATACTCGTGCCGTACAAGGAAGAGGGCAACCCGGATGAACAGTGGGCCAGCTTCGAGTCGTCGCGGGACATGCGCGGCCAGCACGCCCGCCCCGACCTGAACGTGATGCCGTCTGGCATGGTGTTCAGCCCCGAGCACACCGAGATCAACTGCCAGCCGCTGGTCATGTCCGGCGAGTCGGACGTCAGCGTCACCAAGCCCGCCAACTGGGACAAGGGGTTCACCACCCTGGAGATGAAGGGCAGCGACGACTGCTACACCGGCGAGCATGTGGACCTGTTCTACGGTGACAGCGGCGGCTTCGTGGAGCGGAACAACTATCTCGACCGCCTGTAGTCCGTGGCTGATCCTCTAAGCGCGTATGTACATCGGTCAACCCTCGTTGACTCTACCGGCACGCAGTCGGAGGGGGTCAACAAGGTCGCCATGTACGTGTGGGACACCTCAGCGCTTCAGTGGATCAGGTACACGGGCAGCGGGGGCGGAGGAGGTGGCGGGGCAGTCACCATCGTTGACGGTGGGGACGTCGCGCTCGGGTCAACGACAGACGCGGCGGTCTATGGGGACTCCGCAGGCACTGTGGAGGCCAAGCTACGAGGCATTAACGCGCTGCTGCGTGGGCGTGGCACCGCAAACGCGCCAGCTACGGCCAGTGTCAGCACGGCAGATTCTATCGTCGTCGCGGCAAATGCCAACCGGACCAAGCTCGTGATCATCAACCTGGGCAGCGTCAACGTCAACTTCGGTGATGGGACGTCCGCCGCGCTGGACAGTGGCATCACCCTGACCCCGAACGGCACCTGGGTGATGGACAGCTACACGTTCACCACTGCCGCGATCCACGCAATCTGCGCCAGCACGTCAACTCTCGCGATACAGGAGTATCAATAATGTCAGTAGGTCAGACTCACGTATCCGCGAAGTTCGTTGCGAATATGACGCTCACCGGGCTTGCGTCCCTGTGGGCTACGAACACCATCAAGATGGCAATCATCACCAATGCGGTGACCCCGGCTGTAGCAGACAGCGACCCGCGCTGGGGCGCTGGCGGCACGCAGAACTACGCCACCAACGAGGTGACGCCGGGCGGCAACTACGCGGCAGGCGGCGTCACGCTCACCAGCCCGACGAGCACGCTGTCCGGCGCCGTGGCAAGCCTCAATGCCACCAGCCCCATCACCA